GGAGGATGGGTAGACAAGATATTCTCAGCCTATCAAGCTTCCTCAACCCGTAGGAAAGCGTACCTCCAAAGTCTCGAAACCGAAAGGAGACACCGCCAACTCAACCGCGACCGTGACGGCGCTATTCAACTCAACGGCGGTCAACGTAAATCTAAAAAGGAGTAATCAAATGCGATTTAGACGCAAAATGAAACGACGATCTTCAAAAAAGTTATTCCGCCGTGGATCAAGAATTCACAAGCGCAACGGTCGTAAACCAATGCGCGGTGGCTACCGCATATAACAGCTCCAGCTGATTATTTGCCCCCGGCATGTCTTTCTATGCCGGGGGCAAATGTATGTGGCTTCACCTTGAACCGCAAAAACCGATCGGAGGCAATATGCCCTGTTACAATCCAGTACCGGCGTATCGATCAATTAAGCAAAAGACACCCAACGGCAAGGCCGTTATCGAATTTAAAGCTGAGAATCTCCCAACAGGCTCTTATGAAACAATGACTGTCCCCTGTGGACAGTGCAACGGGTGCAGGCTCGGACGCTCAAAGGAGTGGGCGCTCCGCTGCATCCATGAGGCTCTAGGCTACGACAACAACTGTGTCATCACCCTCACTATTGCACCCGAACACATAAGCAACGAGAACCGCGATTGCATGCACTGTCCAATATACAAACGCCACGGCGAGCGCTGCGGCCCTGGCTCACTATGCAAGAAAGACTACCAGGACTTCATGAAAAGGCTGCGCAAACGCTTCCAAGGAAAGCAACCCAACTATGATGGAGATCGAGTCCACTACCCTATACGTTATTTCATGTGCGGCGAATATGGCGATAAGTATGGTCGGCCTCACTTCCACGCATGTCTATTTAACTTCGACTTTGACGATCGATACTTCTGGAAACGTTCAAAGTCGGGAGCACGCCTTTATAGATCCGAAACACTTGAAAGCCTCTGGACTATTGGAAACGCCGAAATTGGCGAACTGAATTGGTCCTCGGCCGCCTACATCGCACGCTACTGCACAAAGAAGGTCAACGGCGAAGCTGCCGCACATTACTACCTCCGTGCAAACCCCGATACCGGGGAATTCTACTACATCGAACCTGAATATATCGCTATGTCACGCCGACCTGGGGTCGGCTATAACTGGCTGACCGAAAATTCCCATGACTGCTACCCAAAAGATTTCTTGACCCACGATGGGATAAAGTATAAGATCCCCACGTTCTACGACAAAAAGACGCACGAAAGTGATCCCGATCTAATAGATCGCTTGAAAGTAGAAAGGAGGCTCAAATCATGCCGTAATCCACGTTCAACTGAAGACAATCTGCGAATGCAGAAAGTCCAAACCGAAAAAGCAAAGAAGCTAATCAGGAGTTACGAAAATGGTCCTCAGGATGTACTCGGTATTCGATTTGAAAAGCAAGATCTACCACCCGCCTCAGTTCTGCCACAACGCAGGACACGCCACCAGAATGTTCACGCAACAGTTCTCGAAGACTGGATCCGTAATGCACGACTTCCCGAATGATTTCCAGATCTTTGAACTCGGTGAATACGATGATGCCACCGGGGCCATCATGGGCGAACAAAACCCCACTTTCATCTGCACCGTTGCCGACCTGCTGGCCGCTGTGCCCACCGGAGAACCAAACGATGACGCGGACTATCGCTAAACGGAAGAACGGATCCCGAAGGGTATCCGATAAACCTGACCAAAAACAGGTAACCGAACAACACCATGCGGAATACTGTGATATAAACGCCATGATGCGGAAATATCACCGAACCGGAATGCTGCCGCAATGCACCGCCTCTCCCGTCTACGGCGATTTCACCATGGCCGATGATTACCTGACCATGCAGACCCGCATCGCAGACGCTCAAGCGGACTTCATGAAGCTACCCGCTGAGATCCGGCAACGCTTCAAAAATGACCCCGCAGAACTGCTCCGTTTCCTCGAAAACGACAACAATGCTCAGGAAGCCGCAGAACTCGGCCTAATCCCCGAACGGGTAAATGAGCCTCCTACCCCGTCCGGCACCGTTAAAACGCCCCCAGAGGCCTCCCAGGGCCCTCTGAGGGCCAATGAGCCCGAAGCTGTCAAAGCCTCTGATTAGCTTCAGATCGTCAGGCGGGACTAGTACATCTACTTGTTATGTACTAGTCCCACTGACACCCTACCCAAACGAAAGGCGAGAGCAATGGTCAAATCTTTCAAGAATCGAAGTGTAATGACGCACGAATTCAGTCGAATTCCAAGTGTCGAAATCCCCAGATCAACCTTCAAACGCGACCACGGATACAAAACCGCTTTCAACGCAGACGGAATTTACCCAATCTACGTCGATGAAGCCCTCCCTGGCGATACGTTCTCAATGAACCTCACCGCGGTTTGCCGCCTCGCCACCCAGATAGTCCCCGTCATGGACAATATGTTCATGGACTTCTTCTTCTTCGCGGTCCCCAATCGTATCCTCTGGGATAACTGGGAGCGCTTCATGGGAGCCCAGGATAACCCGGGCGATTCAGTGGACTATCTAGTCCCCCAGATCTATTCAGGGCCCACTGGCTTCGCAGAGTCCTCACTTTACGACTATATGGGAATTCCACCGCTCAAGCCCGTCTACGTAAGTGCGTTACACGCAAGGGCCTGGAACAAAATTTATAACGAATGGTTTCGCGATGAAAACCTTCAGGATTCCCTACCGGAGCACACCGATGATGGCCCTGACCCTGTTGCTGACTACAACATCCTGCCGCGTGGCAAACGACATGACTACTTCACAAGCTGTCTCCCTTGGCCTCAGAAGGGACAATCGGTCGAGCTGCCTCTTGGCGACAAAGCTCCGATTACCGGCCTTGGTATTGGCACCGGGATCCAATGGGGCCCCGACACCAACGTCTACGAATCCGGCAATACCACCCAGCAAACCTACTCCCCAGCCGGTGACGGCTCTACTGCAAACACGCTTCTTGTGGAGCGTGACCCTGATAACGATTTGCTGCCTAATATCTACGCCGATTTGTCTACTGCTACTGCCTCTACTATCAACGCTCTACGCGAGGCATTTCAACTTCAACGAATGCTCGAGCGCGATGCCAGATCAGGAACCCGGTATACCGAAGTGATCCAAGGTCATTTCCGGGTTACCTCACCAGACGCACGCATGCAACGCCCTGAATTTTTAGGTGGAGGCACCCTTCCAATTCAGATTCAACCTATTGCTCAAACCACCCCGACCGGCATTGTTCCCGATGTAACCCCGCAGGGTAACCTTACCTCTATCGGCTACGTGGCCGGCGGCGGTATCTCCTGGACGAAGTCCTTTACCGAACATTGCACGCTAATTGGATGTGTAAACGTCCGTGCCGACCTCACCTATCAGCAGGGCCTACGCCATATGTGGCGCCGTCAAACCAAGTACGACTTCTACTGGCCTGCTCTCAGCCATATCGGGGAACAACCTATCCCCTCATCCGAGGTCTACCTGTCCGGAAATCCCGACGATGATATCGTCTTCGGCTACCAGGAAGCCTGGGCTGACTATCGGTTCTTCAACTCGGAAATCACCGCCGATATGCGATCAGATCATTCTCTATCTCTGGATGTCTGGCACCTCTCTCAAGACTTCGAGGCTCGGCCTGCTCTCAATGACTGGTTCATCACCAGTCGACCCCCTGTTGAACGCGTGATCGCCGTTCCCAGCGAAAAGCAATTTATCTACGATAGCTTTATCCGATTGCGTACGACCCGTCCGATGCCCGTCTATTCCGTGCCAGGATTGATCGATCACTTCTAAACCGGCGAGGAGACTATTATGTGGGGAGCAATCGGCGCAGCCATAGGAAATGCTGCCTCTGGCTTATATGCCATTAATGAAAATCGTGTGCAAGCTCGTGCCCAACGAATGTGGCAACACGAGATGTCTCAAACTGCACACCAACGAGAAGTTGCGGACCTCAAAGCGGCCGGGTTGAATCCTATTCTCTCGGCAGGCGGAAAAGGCGCTACTGTTGGTCAAGGCGCCGCCGCAACTTCTAATCGTATGCCTGATATCGGCTCTGCCGCAGTACAGGCCAAAGCACAACTCGCTCAAACCAAAGCCAATGTGGAACAAGCTGGCGCTCAGGTCCGAAACACGGACGTCAATACCAGTCGGCAAGGCGTTGATGCCGCCCTCGAACAAAATGCTCTAAAATGGTATCTCAACAATCCGAAGGTTCAACCTTCGGCAAACGCAGCGCTCATTGCGAACAAGGTAGGGATGTCACCAAACGCAGCCGCTATCTATGGCGCAGCGAACGCCGCAGGCAAAGACGCAGGAACCCCAGGTGGATGGGTAGACAAGATATTCTCAGCCTATCAAGCTTCCTCAACCCGTAGGAAAGCGTACCTCCAAAGTCTCGAAACCGA